ATCGGTAGACGCAGGGGATTCAAAATCCCCCGAGGCAACCCCTCGTGAGAGTTCGAGTCTCTCCCCGGGCACCACCAACACGACGCTCAGTGTATTGAGACACATGGTCTGGGATGGGCCGGGATCAAGTGGGATTGGCCGGGATAGCCAGTAACCACGGGGGTTTGGGTCGAATCTGCTGGGGTTGGCGTCGGACAGATGGTTTGACACGTAATTCCGGGCTGAAAAGCGGGGGTTGACCGGAATAATTCGGCGGCACCCAGCTACCAAGGCGCTTCGACTGCGCGCTCCAGGTGGTCCACCAGCAACTCCTCAATCGCCTCATCGTCGTCTGTCGACAGGCCCAGCCAGCCCCTTTCGGGGATATTCCTGCTCGGGTCGCCGAACTGGTGAGTTGCCGCGTAGATCCGGTCGCTGCCCTGCAGCAGCTCATGGCCGTCTACCTGGTATCGGACAAGACGGCGCATGTCCCGAGTCAGCTGCAGCACCTTCTTCGAGTCGCTCACCGCGCCAGCACGTCGGGTGACCTTGCGCTGCTCCTTCCGCGACGCATACCGGTCAGACACCCGCTCCCACGGCCGGCCTTCCGGGTCGATCTGCCGCTCGAATCGCTCATCCGTCGACAGCAGCAGGTGCTCGCCGATATCGACCAGCAGATCGTAGGGGTCGGCCAGCAGACGGTCGAGATTGCGCTGGGCCTTACCCCACTCGCGGTCATCCAACGTGAACTTGACGATTGCCCCGGCCATATTATGATGCTCCTGTCATCGCGCGAGCGGCTGCTGTTACAGCCTCAACTCCTACGCGCGGACTTGCCCCGGCGTAACAGCGTCGGGGTTTTTCATTTGTCCCGCCGGTAGATGCGGAAGCCCTCACGCATAGCCTCCAAATACGCCAGATCATCTGGGGCGAAGGTGGTGATACCCGCCCACTCGTCAGGCCACAGCTCGAAAATGGCCATCGCGGGTTTTGCCTGACCCTGTACCGACCATCTCGCGATATAGCGGCGGCGCACCACCACCTTCCCCCCGAACTCAGCCTCGACCAGGACAATTTCGTCAGGGTCGCGGATGGTCGCAGCCAACAGCTTCAAGTAGCGTTCACGGCCTCTTTTTGTGGCCTTCATACGGCCATCTCTACGCCGGAACAGGTCGTCGGTGATCGGCACCGGCGCGCCAGCCTTGTCCCGGAACACGGTTGCCGAGCCATCACTGCTGAATTCACGCATGAACGCCTGCACGTAATCCGAGTCCGCGAGCCCCGCTGGCAACAGCGAATCGGCGGGCGCCGCTCTTACCGTCGGCAATGGGTCTGACGGAACGCGGCTGTTGCGTCGGACCACCCCTTTCAGCAGATCACCAACCGCCGCATCACGCTCTTCTGGCACCAGCCCCGCCAGCGGCCGCGCTCCCGGCCGGTACTCGAAACCCGGGTCAATACCCACCGGCACCTGCACCTGCATCGGGTTGCCGCTCCGTGCGCCAACCGTGCGCGTCTCGTACTGGATCGGCGGACCCGCCTCAACCTTCAGCCCCAGACGCTGAACATCACGGTCACCAATTGCGAACTTCTTGCACTTGCAGCCCCAACCATTCGGACCGCTCCAGATGTCCCACCAGGGATCATCCAGCGGCACCACCCGCCCGTCATGTGCCTTGTGTTCAGGTCGCTCATGCTCGCTGGCGTAGTGCCGGTACATGCCGTAGGGCCGACTGCGGCGCAGGCGCGGGTCCGCCATCTGCGCCTCACGGCCCGCGTGGTAGCTCTGATTCAGGTTGGTCTCGTAGATGACCTGGGCACGCCAGTTCTCGCCGCCGTTGTAGGCCCAGCCATGCCGTGCGGCGATATCCCTGAATCCCGCCTTGAAGTCCTCGAACTTCTGACCATCTGCAACGGCATGGTCGATGGCGCTTCGCAAGTCGCCCAGCAGCGACTCCTTTGCCGCACCGGCCACCATGAAGGCCCGATCATGCTGGGCGCCATAAACGTCCGCCCAAGACGCCGTCGGCATCGAAACCTTCGAGCGGAAGAACGCGATCTGCTCAGAAAACGGCAGGCTGCCGTATTCGGTGGCCACGTTATCGCCCGATCAGCAGCTCATACCGGCCCGCCATGTGCGCTGCCGCCATCGCATCAGCCAGCAGCTCCGACAGTGCCGCCGTCTCCATCGCCGGATAGGCCTCGATCAATCGCTCCCGCAGTTCCTCGAACGACGTCGACGCCTCCACAATCTGCTGAATCGGGTCCAGCAGGTCCGACTCGATTGCTCGCCCGGCATCGGCGGCCAACCTGGCCACCTGCAGGTCCACCACAGACACGGGCGCAGGCGTATCCTGCCGACGATTCAATGACCGCTGAGCAGGGTCGTCCTCGATAGGCTGTACAGTGCCAGGCGCCTGCAGCAGCTCATCATCCTCCGCCGGGTCTTCCAGCCGCAGCTTGTCGCGGATCTCGCTCTGACTCACCCGCATGCCCATCGGCACCAGCACTTTCAGGCTGTCCGTGAGCTGCTTCAGGTCCTCCGCATCCGGCTTCTGGATGATCAGCCGCGGATAGTGCCGCTGCGGCCCAAAGTTCAGGTCGACTGCCGCACGCACCAGGTCGCGCTTATAGGTGATCGCCAACTGCCGGCCATCGGCATCGCGGATATCCCCACGCACCTCGTTGTGCACCTCCGCATTGCGACTGCCCAGCCCGGCCGACTGCGCATCCGCCGTCATCGTCTGGCCCAGCACGATCTTGCTGATCTGCCGGTCCAGGTAGTTACACAGCTCCTTGAAGACGTCGCTGGCCCCGGACATATTCCCGGCCTGCTGAAACTCAATCTTCATCGACTCCGGGATCACGCACGCCGCATCGGTACCGATGTTCGCCACCGCCCGGCGGAGGATCTGAATATCTTTCGGCGACGCATTGCGTGGGTACCGGCCGATCCGCACAGGCATGCCGAAAACCTCGGCAAACGCCAACCAATCCTTCAGTGCGTAGGCCTTGCAGATCCACGAAAACGCCGCGATGCGCGCCAAACCATTGCGGACCTGCAAACCGCACTTCAGCTTGGGCCGGTGGATGATGTACTTGTACGGCTTCAGCGCCAGCCCGGTCGTCGGCGCCTCCTGGTCTCGCAGCCGCAGCTCGGTCTGCGTTGCCTGGTCAAAGACGAACCAGCGCGGGTCGCGGTGCTCGATGCGTTCCGGCATCCATTGCCGGCCAGACCGGTCCCACACGATCTCGCACACCGAGAACGACTTGCCCAGGGCATCCAACAGGTCCGAGCGCGTCTCTTCAACACAGTCCAGCCGCATCAGCTCCCGCGTGAAATCCGCGATGCGGATGTCGTGCTTGTCATCGCTCGCCGCCTCCACCTGCACCGGCACCGACTCCACCCCCAGCCGCCGGGTCGACAGCACCGAGTAGTAGTGGCCCTCGCGTTCCTCCATATCCTCGGACAGCGTGAGATACCGCGCGGGGTCGTAGTGGACCGAGCTTTCCAGCACGTGCACCAGCTCCTCGGGCGTCAGCCCAGCTGCCACCGATGGCTGCCAGGGTGGTCGAACGCCGCCCACGTCCGGCAACGCCAGCTCTTGTGTCAGCACATCCATCTCAATCGGCCGGCCGTAGACGTCCACGATACTGCCCATCACCACACTCCCGTCCGCGTGCCAAAGCCCGCCGTCGTCCGCACCTGGTCATCCCAGTCCGCCATGCCATCACGGGCATCGCGTTGCAACGCTGCCACCGTCGCGCTGTGGTAGGCAGCAGGCTGGTACACATCATGGGCAGCCGCAAAGTCCGCCAGCGCGGCAGCAATGCCGGCATCGCCGTGTCGGTCCTTGCCATCGCTGCCCTTCGCCCGGCGGTCCGGCACGCGTGCCACGCCACGCACCACCTCGAAGGCCCGCAGGTCGTTCATCACATCCTTGTCGCGTGGCAGGTCGGAAAAGGTGCCGTCGGTCAGCGAGGCCTTGAAGTGCGGCATGTTCTCCCGGTACCAGCCCTCGGTCAGCATCACCATATGGATGCGGTCCGCACCGAATTCCTGCATCGTTTCCTCTGCCAGCTGCTGCCCGTTCCCACGGGCATCGTTCGCGCCAGACGAGAAGTTCGGCAGCCGATTGAGAATCCAGAAGATCACCTGCTTCTGCTGGGCAAACGGCACGTTGCGCATCTCCAGCAGAAACGGCGTGCGACACACCAGGTCCTGGGATTGCAGCAGCGGCCAGAACACCGAGAGGTCTCCGCTGCGGGCAAAGTCCAGGCCGTAGTAGCTGGTCAACCGCTCATCCAGGGTCGCCAGCAGGGGCAACACATGCTCCCGCAGCCAGTCATCCACCTCAGCTTCCCGCACCGACTTCGGCATCACCACAAACTCGTCCGACAGCGTCAGCCGCAGCACTGGCACCGCCGGGTTCTGGCGTTGCTCCAGCAGTGCGACCGGCAGGTACTTGCCGGCGCTGTTGCTGGGGATGCAGTCCAGCTCCTCGTCGGAGCCATCGCCGTAGTACTCGTAGATGCCCTGAACCCACTCCGCCTCTTCAGCCGCCGACCAGGGCTTGCCCAGGCGCAGACACACCCGCCGGTACAGGCCGTCGGCAACCGCGTCCTGGAACGTGATGCGGTGGATCGACCCCTTTCGCTTGCCAGCGCGGATGTCTTTCAACAGCTCGTTGAACGGGCTCTCAGCGCCGTCATGGGTGCTGATCAACCGCACCTTGCCGCCCCAGATCAGGAACGCCATCGCCGCCTTGATCAGCTCATCCAGCTGGTCCTGGAACGCCGCTTCATCTCCTACCAGCACGCCCTGGCGCCCGCGCAGCTTTCTCGGTCGCGAGGCCAGTGCAATGATCTTGTGCCCACTCTTGGGGAAACGGATGGTGAAGGTCTTGATCACCTCATCATCATCGCCCTCGTCCCACACGCCCTCACCGATCTCAGTGGCCGCGTAGTTGAACGCTCGCGCCCACATGGCGCAGGCGTCGATGTACTCCTCGGTCATCTCCTTGTCGGTGCCGACGTAGTACACGTTCTGCCCGCCGGCCGCCTTGTCCGACGCCGCGATCAGCACATCATCCGAGGCTTCCGCCCAGGTCAAACCGGTGCGGCGGCCCTTCTCAGCCACCTTGAATGGGGCAGGGTCTGCCACCCACCGCTGCTGGTAGCCCAGCAGCACAGCCTCTGGCGCACGCGCCAGTTTCGATGTAGAGGGAATCGCCTCCAAAAGCGGGTCGCCCTTCATCCTGCGATCCCCAGAATCTGACGACGCAATTCGGCAACGGAGTCCGCCGACAAGCCGCCCTTGCTCGCGATCTTCTCGGCCGCGCTGGCAGCCGCCTCGGCCTTCTCCCGAACCTCGGTCATCCAGCGCTTCTGCTGCACGCTCGCCCGACCGAGGTCCGCGATGGCGCGCGTCAGCTTAGGCAGCTCGATGGTCTCGGGGTCCACCTGCAGGTCCATCAGCACGCCGAACAGCTTTTCCTGCGTGAGGCGCACCAGGGCATCGCTCATGGTGCCTTGGTCGTCTGGCGCTTCCTCGACAATGGCTTTGGCCTGCTGGGTGGCAATGCGCAGCGCCCGCACCCGTTCCTCAAACTTCTGGCCGTAGCGATGCACCGCCGACCGGCTGATCTCAAAGCCCTGCTCGGCCAGCCAGGCCGTCAGCCCGTCGTAGTCGCCAAATGCGTTGCTGATCAGACGACGATTCAGCTCCTTCTGCGTATCGTCCGGCAGCCGCTCCACGGCACTGCGCGCGCCCATGTCAGATCCACTGCTTCGGGCGCGCGATGCCGGGCTCGCAGGCAATCGTGTACTCCACGATATCCACCCCATAGCGGGTCAGCTCCGCCAGCCACACCGGCGTGTCTTCGCCAGTAATCTCGATCAGCTTGCGGTCGCGCAGATAGTCCAGCTCACGCCGCAGCCCGGTGGGCGTAATGGGCAACGCCAGATCACCGCTCAGCAGGCGATACAGGATGGGCTCCGACACCGGCCCAGGTCGGCCTGCGTCCAGCGCCCGAAGAATGCGCCAGCGGGCCTCTTCACGGTTGGCCCGTTGCATATCAAGTTCGTGCATGGATCTTCTCGTTCAGGGTGTCCAGCCGTTGGTGCACACCGTCCAGCTTCTTGTCGATGGTCCCGCTGAAGCGGATCCAGTCCTCGCGCAGCACGTACTGATTCGGCAGCTCCGCCCGCAGCAACAGCAGGTCCCGGTCCGTCTTGTTGGCCAGCGCATGCAGATTGGCAATGGCATTGCTCTGCGACAGCGAGCGCTCCTCAATGCGCTTGTCGATCTGCGCGATCAGCAGGCTGCCCATCTTCCACACCGCACCAACGATGGCCGCCACCAGTGCGACCAGGAACCCCATCAACTGCCACAGCTCCACCTGCACCGTCACAGCGCCACCCCCAGCAGCAGCACGCCGCCCAGGCCAACGCCGATGCGCCAACTCCACAACTGCCAGCGCAATCCCGCAGCCTCCGCCTCGCGTGCAGCCTCGGTCGCCTGCAGGGCTGCTGCCAGGCGGCCCGCTTCGGCATCTAGAGCAACTGCAGCGGCGTGGATCTCCGGCGCCTGCGCATTGAGCGCCATCGCAGCGTCTATCGTGTCCGCCAGCTGCTCACCAGCAGGTACCGAGTAGCAGAGCAGCGGCGCGGCATCAGTGGCCACCAACGTCGCGCGAGGCGGAGCCGGTACCGAGATCGGCGCCGGAACCGAAACCGGCACTCGCGCAGGGGGCGCGCCTGAAGTTGACGCACAGGCTGCCAACGCCAGAGAAGCGAGAATGACCAGGCTATTTCGCATGGCGGTTCAGCCTCTCCAGCACGTCTGCGGCTGCCGGCGTCCCAGCGGCTTTCGCGACCTGCGCCTGGCGCTCGAACTTGAGCCCGATCTCTTCCGCCCGCGCCGCAGCATCCACTGCCGTTGCAATGTGACGATCAGCCGCATCGAGGTCATTGCGCGCATCGGCAGCATCAGCTCGCGCCGTTGCCTTGGCTTCGACGGAGCGACTGCGGGCGTAGATGAGCAGCCAGAACAGCGCCAGCGCCGCAGCCCCCACCCATGCCATTGCATTGCGGATCCGCGAGATCACGCCGACACCTCGGTCTGAGCCGGGCGGTCGAACACACCGACGATCTGCAGGCACACGCCCATGATCGCCATCGCCGCAATCAGCATGAGCATTCGCATCACTACTGCGCCCCCGATGCCGGCGGCGGTTGCTTGACCAGACGCCCGGCGATGCCAGCAACCAGCAGCAGCAGCGTGAGGATCAGCGCCGCCTGCTCGGGCACCTGGGCACGCAAGTCGGTCGGCACCATCGCCCACGCACCCTGCAGTGCCAGCGCCAGCGTCATCGCCCGAACGCTGAACCAGCGCCAGGCATCGCGCCAGTCCTCAACCAGCTCCGGCAGCCGTAGCTTCATCACTCACCTCCCTGTGAAAACGAATAGCCAGCCGCCGCCACCTTGTCGGGGTAGCCGTTCGCCGCACTGGGGCTGCCGGAGTTGTAGGCCTGCGCGACACCGCGCCAGCCAGCAGATGGGAACCGCTTGCGCAGCACCGCCAGGTGCCGGCAGCCGTAGTCGGCGCCGAGGGTTGGGTCCAGCAGCTGCGGAATCGGACCTTGCAGCCCGTACTCGCGAGCAACTGCGCCCATCACCTGCATCAGGCCCCAACTCGCCTGCTGGGCCTGCCACTCGGAAAGTGAAGAGATGCCAGCAGGTGAAGGGAAGCCCGGCGGTGGTCGCTTCTCAGCAGCCTGGACACCCGTGAGACGGAATGGTGCGTTGTGCCGCACATCCCACAGATAGCGATATGCCGGCTCCGCACGGTGCGCCCACGCATTGAGGCGGCTCTCAACGACCGCAATGGCTACAGCCAATGCTGCGGGCACGCCGTGCTTGCGTGCCGCGTGGCGGAGGATGATGTGGATGCCGGTGTCCATGCCGACAGTGTCGGCAGGTCAACCCGGTGAAAAGCCCCTGAAACGCTTCGCTAAATGTCGCAGTCGCCCAGTTCAAGCTCTGCAGCGTGAACTTCTACCCAATGTAGGAGTAGTGCCTTCAGTTTATTCGTATCGTAACGATGAAGTGCAAGGTGCATCTCCTGGCGCTCTCCCATTCCATCGAGATAATGGAGCGTGGCATGACTGTCTTCAGGATCATTGATATCGGTCACGAATCGAAAGTGAGCGCTTCCAGCCGCTGGGATGACAAATCGTCCGTAAGTGTCTCCAGACATCCGTGGTGTGGGCCCTGTTGCCACGCGATCAAAGTGGAATTCTCCTTCAAAGAGAGGGCTGCCAAGATTCTTGATCTCAATGTCGAAAAGAACCAAGTTCCCGGCACGATCTCCCTTCATAAATTCTTTCGCCAAGGCTAGTCGCGGTTGGTGCGATCGCTCCAGCTCCCTTCTTTGTTCTTCCCACGCTTTCTTGGCTACCGTCGCCTGCTCAGCTGCGACCGTTGCCAAGGCCTTCTGCTGCTCAACCGACCTCGCCAACTCTTCCGCCTGCAGGCGCAGCGCTTCAGTGTTCTGCCGCAGCTCGATCCCCTGCTGAAAGTACCCGGCGATCAACCAGAAAAACGCCAGCGGCGCCGCCGCACCAGCGGCGAAATCGCCCAGCTCGTTCAGGCCCATCTGGCAGAGGCTGTCCCATTTCCACCAGGCAGCCCCAGCTATAAGCGCCAGCCATGCGACGGTGACGAGAATCACCCAGGCTGGGGGACGGTGGTTTGCGGTGGGCTTGCTGGCGGGTATCGACATCACTCAGCTCCGCTACAGGTCTGCTGCCAGGGTTGCGACCAGCGCCCAATACTGCTGAAGGCCGATGGTTCCATCCCGCACCGTCTCCTCACTGTTCGCCAACTCCAGCAGTTGAATCACCGTGTAGCGCTTGCCATATCGTTCTTCGATCAGATTGCGTGTTGTGGCTGCCATATCGCCCACACGCTCCTCAGGCTCGCCCGACTTCTCTGACAGCGATTGCAGTAGGTACCGTGTCCTTTTCACCTTGAGGTGATCCGGCGGCAGATATGTGCCCGCGCTGACGATGGCGACCTTGTGTGCGAACGTCATCTCGGACGGCGAGATCGGCGCCGTCGTAGCGACCGATGGGGCCGACTCAGTGACTGCCGCCTTAGTGGCGGAACTCTCGGATGCGCCTCTCCAGTCCTGCCACTCGAAAACGCCGATCCCCACCACCAGCGACGCAATAAACCCACCGCCCACCAGGTGGAACGGGTTCCACGTTCTGAAGATCGCCGCGATCAGGCCACCGCACACACCCCACGCGGCCAGCCATGCATAGAACCACTCTTGTTCAGACATCAACGCCTCCTGGCAATAAAGCCACCAACTACTCTGTGTGCTTCTTTCTTCTCCGCGCCGGAATAGGTTGCGCAGAGCGTGCGCTCCCATCCTTGTCTGATTGTCCGATAGAAAGCCCGGCAGATAGAAATGCACGCGCCTGGTCTTTCGTGGCCCGCTGCTCGACTACCCAAGCCGTCAGCAGCCGTATCGCTTCCATCGGCAACTTTCCCTGCAGCCCCAACTCATCAATCAGCTCGATGGTGATCTGCACCGCATCGGCAGCTGAAACGGCAGGGCCTGCCGGGGTTGTGGTCGCAGGCGTACCGGTCAACACGAACATCACATCCACACCCTGTTCGAGCAGCTGCGCGAGGTAAGTGGCGGCCGGGTCGGCCTTCCCCTGTTCGTACATGATCTGCGAACGCTTGGAGACTCCCCCCAGCGCTGCGAAATCGGTCTGGTTGAGGCCCGAGGCCTCACGAACCGCCCTCAATCGAGCGGGTAACGAATCCTGCACAAAACCCCCTTGACAGGTGCAGCATCCTGCACCATGCTTCACTTATTGCAGTCACAAGTGAAGGGGAGTGTAGACCCGATGCATCCCGCGGATATACAGGCGCACCTCAAGAAGGCAGCGGTCACCCAGGCCGAGATCGCCAGGTCGCTCGGCGTTACGCCCACAAGCGTCAGCAGCGTCATTCACGGCCGCTATCGAAGCGACCGGATTCGACTCGCCATCAGCCGCGCCATCGGTCACCCCATCTCCCAGCTGTGGCCGGCGCCCACACGGCGTCGCGCCGCATGACCCCTCTCCTCCACTCGTTCGACAGAACGAGCATTCCCGGCTTGTCGCCATCGGGCCGGGCTTTCTATTCCCAACCATCTGGAGATCAACAGATGAAATCAGTCAGTGCGCGCCGGGCTCTCTTGCTGGACGACCTGGACAAGAAGATCCAGGCCGAAATGATGAGCGCCTCTGCAAAGACGAAGGTGGCCGAGCAGCTCGTTGCCGAGATCAAGGGCCATCACCTCCAGGCTGATGAATTCCGCAAGGCGCGAAAGCGGTTGATCATCGCGCCGAGCGCGGGCGCCATGACCCGTGTGATCGGGGGTCGCGCCAATGGCTAAGGCAAAGGCGGATCTGACGGCGCTTGAATCGAAGATCTTGAACCGGGTGTCGAATCCAGCCCCGCGCTCGGCGGTATCTGCATATGACCTGTATGAGGACGGCGTCGCCCCGACTATCCGGGAGGTGAGGAACGCGTTGCGCCGGCTCTCAAGCTATGGCCTTGTGCATTGGGAGAGCGCCACCGGCTGCTACGTGCTGCCATGCCCGCACTGCGGAGGTGGCAAATGAGCCGATCCACGAAAACTGTCCGCGCCGCGGACACTGTCCAGAACGGCGGACAGCTCGTCACGCTCGATGCAACGCCCGTCCGCATGCTGGATCTGAACGTGGGGCTCAAGGCCTACATGGAGGCAGTGGCGCCGCCGACTTCGCTGACAGCTGGCACGCTGGCTGATGCAGCTGGAGTGATCGAAAACGCCAAGCGCCTGGAGACCACGGGCCGAATCATTCAGGGCTGGCAGCTGGCGTCGATCAAGAGCATGGGTGCTGAGGCCTTCAGCGTTATCTGTGGACGCTGCCGCATCCCGCGCAGCAGCGCATACGAAATGATGGACCTGTTCGCGCAGTACCAGCGCGCGAAAGACCTTGAAGTCATTCAGCTCCTCGTCGACATGGGCGCGAAGAAGACGCTGGCCCTGAAGCAGTGGACCAACGATGACCTGGAGGCACTGGCGCACAACAAGGAAGCACGCGGCCTCAGCTACGAGCGCGTGCAAGAGCTGACGCCAGAGCAGCTGCGCGAATGGCGGGATGCTGACCAGGCAGACCGCATCGCAAAGCTTGAGATGGAGAAGATCAAGCTCCACAACCAGCTCGACACCGAGCGCAACCGCGCCAACCTGCTCGCCCGCGCTGGCGCCACGCTGCTGGACGAAGCGGACCTGCCGCGGTTCGCCCTCACGGTGCGGCAGGAATCCCTGGCACTGACCGAGCAGATCGGCTGGGCTATCGACAACCTCGACACGGTGGTCGAAGAGAACCTGCTGCGGGAGGTGAAACACCCGGAAGCCCATCGCTGGCAGCCGGTCTCCGCCAGCACCTGCTTCTATGCCCTGGCCGGCGCGCTGGCCCGCGGCCACGCCCTGCTTGAGCGGATCCGCGAGGCCTATCCGGACCACCACCTCACTGCGGAGGTGCAGCTGCGCCCAGCGGAGATCACCCGGTTCCAGGAACAGCGCGCCCAGCTCCTCGCCACGCATGAGGCCAAGACGCGACAGCGAGAGACGGCCCGAGAAAACGCCACCCCCGGCAAGCGCGGCGCGAAGCGCAAGGGGTAAGCACCATGCCCGCCACCGCACGCCAGCTCCCCGCACCCCGCCGGTCCACCGCCGCGCTGCCGATCCCGGCAGTCACAATCCCGGTCGACCCGCTGCAGCAACTGCCGCAGCACGCTCGCGACCAGGCGCTGCGCCGCAGCGCGATGATCCGCCCCGCCATCATGCGGGTGCAGCAAGGCGTGGCCGTACGGGCGGTAGCGGAATGGCTGGCGACCACGGCCGATGGCATGCCCAGCGTGAGTACGCTGCAGCGGTGGATCCGCGCGTATCTCAACGAGGGCGTGATCGGGCTGGCGACGAAGTACAGCGGCAGGCAGCGAAAGGAGCGCGGCTGGGAGGCACGTGCGCTGGAGCTGTACAACCGCCCCACAAAGCCAGCCTACGCCACGGTCGCATTCTGGCTACGCGGTGAGGGGTACGACGACGCCAACAACAAGGCCGTCGAGCGCTACCTGAAGAGCATGCCGTCGCATGCCTGCGAGACATCACCGGCACGCCTCGGCCAGCACTACTACAACCAGAACGTGCGGCCCTTCGTCATCCGCGACAACACGGTGCTGCCGGTGGGCTACGTGTACCAAGCCGACGGACATTGTTGCGACGTCTATGTGGCGCACCCGGCCACCGGCAAACCGTTCCGCCCCGAGATCACGGTGTGGATCGACGTGCGCAGCCAGTACGTCGTCGGCTGGTGGATGAGCGAGGCGGAGAGCGCGCACACCACGCTGTTCTCGCTTAGCCGCGCCCTGATCGACCACGACCACGTGCCGGCCGCCGTGCATACCGACCCCGGCAGCGGCTTCAAGAACCGGATGATCAGCGACGAAGTCACCGGCTACTGCGCCCGGTTCAGCATCGAGCCGATGCTGGCGCTGCCCGGCAATGCCAAGGGCAAGGGGCTCACCGAGGGCTGGTTCCGCTGGTTTGAAGAGCGGTGCGGCAAAGAGTTCAACACCTTTTGCGGGCATGACCGATCCGACGATTTCCTGCGCGCTCTGACTACCAAGGTGCGCCGTGGCGAGATTCGCTTGCCGACGCTGGAGGAATACATACACGCCGTGCGCCGGTACTTCGAGCGTTACAACATCAATCCTCAGACGGCATTGGGATGCCGCCCAGCCGACCTGTGGGCCCAGCTGGAGCGCACCCCTCTGCATACCCCGGCCGAGGCAATCCTGCGGCCGCGCGTGGAGCGCACCGTACAGCGCTGGGGCGTGAAGCTGGATGGCCGTTGGTACCGCGCCGCCGAGTTGCGGGCCTACGAGGCTCGCAAGGTGGTGGTCGAGTACTCCATCCACGACGACGCCCACGTTTGGGTGAATGACCAGGACGGCCGACTGGTGTGCATCGCCCATCTCGTCGAGAAGACGCCCTGGCTGCCCTCTAGTCGCATCGAAGAGGGGCAGCAGCGCCGCTTGGCTGGGCAGCAAAGGCGCCTGCAGGCGCACCTGGACGAAGCCGGCGCCCGCGCCCGCCAGCCGCTGACCGCCGCTGCGATGGTGGAGGCGCTCGACGCCGACCAGGCGCCAGCCGTTGAGGCGCCGCCATCGGCGCCGCTGGCACTGGGCCACAGCATCCACATCCCCGCCGTACACATCCCCACGCCAACCGCGCCGCGCCCCGTCGACGCAGCCGAGCTGGCAGAGGTGCAGCAGACTTTCGCCGCCGCCGAAGCAGCTGAGGAGACGCCCGAGCACCGGTACGGACGCTGGCTGCAACTCCGGGCCGATATCGCCGCCGACCAGCCCGTACCGCCCAGCCAGCTCGCCTGGGCCGACGCATATGCCCGCAGCGCCGAGTGCGAGGGCTTTGTCGAGATCCACGAATCCTTCGGCTACGTCCCCGGCGTCGCCGACCCCAATCCCCACCAGGAGGCATAACAATGCGTAGTCGCATCGTCCCCGTGAAGAACATCGCGCGCCTCAGCGCGGCGTCAAAGGCCCTCACCAACCGCGCACCCAACGCCCCCGGCATGGGGCTGGTCGAAGGCGAAACCGGCTACGGCAAATCGACAGCCATTGCCTGGCTCGCCAACCAGTCGCCCAGCATCTACGTCCGCGCGATGGCGGTGTGGACGCCCAGCGCCATGCTGGGGGCGATGGCGCGCGAGCTGCGCCTGCCGGTGGGCGGCAGCTGCGCCGCCCAGGTGGAGCGCATCATCGAAGCGCTGGCCGAAGGGCGACAGACCGTGTTCGTCGACGAGGCCGACTACATCGTCAACAGCACGCGCATGACCGAAACCCTGCGCGATCTGCACGACGTGGCCACCGTGCCGGTCGTGTTGATCGGCATGGCCGGCATCAGCCAGCGCCTGAGCCAGCGCAAGCAGCTCACCGGGCGCCTGGCGCAGCACGTGACATTCGAGCAGATGGACCTGGACGACACCTCGCTGCTGGCCCGCGAGCTGGCCGAGGTCACCGTGCAGCCGGATCTGATCGAACACCTGCACGGCCAGGCCCGCGGCAGCGTGCGGCTGATCGTCGTCGCCCTGGCGCGCATCGAGCAGATGGCCCGCAGCCGCGGGCTGGGGTCCATCGGTATGGCTGACCTCGGCAAGAAGGCCGCCCTGTTCACGGGCGAAGCGCCGGCTGGCGTGCCCATGCCGGTGGCCGCGTAATGGCCGGCGTTGCACGCATGCAAAAGCAGACCACTGCAGTCTCAAATGACCGGGACCGCATGTGGAAAGCGATGCGGATCCTGCGCGAGTTCAACCAACCCACGTTGGTGGCCACCGCAGAGGTGGGTGCCGACAACGTGCGGCGCTACCTGCGCGGCCTGGTAGCCGTGGGCTACGTCGTCATCACCACGCCTGCCAACCCGGCGCGTCAGCTGCCGGCCCACTACAGGCTGCGCCGCAACACCGGCCCCGTTGCTCCGCGCCTCGGCAACCTGGGCGTGTACGACGCCAACGTTGCGGACCCCTACCAGCTGCCGCCCAACAAAAGCCTGTGCCGGCACGCGCACGCCATGCACAAAGCGCTTCGCGAGCTGGTAGACGCCATCGACACCGGTGACGGGGTCGACAAGAAAGCCGCTGCCGGTTTGGAGATCCTCAACCGCATCGCGGAGGGCCAATGACTGCCTGGCTCGAAACCCTCCGCGCCGCTGCTGCCGCGACATCACAGACCGTCGCCGGCCGTCGCATCGGCTACAGCGCCACCGTCGTCAGCCAAGTTCTGTCCGGCACCTATCCCGGCGACGTGCGCCGCGTTCAAGCGGCTGTCGAGGAGGCGCTGATGGCGCAGACCGTCGACTGCCCCGTGGTCGGCGACATGCCCCGCCAGAAGTGCGTCGAACACCAGCGCGCGCAGCGCCGGCAAACCAACCCGATGGCCGTGGCGCTGTACCACGCCTGCCGCAACGGCTGCCACAACTCACTCATCCCACCGGAGCGCACTGATGCTGCCGATTGAATCCGCTTTCACATCTCAACGCCAACAGCCCCTCCGTGTGCTGAACGCCGATCTCAATGACCGCCTCACCCGCGTCATCAGCGTCTGGAACCTGCTGATCAAGATGGGCCTGAACCCGTACTGGCAGGACCTGCGGCTCGGCCAATCCGAGCGGCCGCTAATCCTCATCAGCACGCCGAACGACACCCTGCGCTCCCGCTGCCCGCTGATCCGGCTGCGCATCGATATCGACACCCGCGAGCGCTACTTCGTCGGCACCTTGCTCGACGTCGATATCCGCTGGCCGTGTGTCCACTGAAGGAGCGAGCAATGCCAACGATCATCATCAACGCAGAGGCGCTCGCGGCTCAGATCGAAGGTTCGGTGAAGGCAGTTCGTTTCAGCCCTCGGATCGAATCTGATTCGTTTTGCCTCATTGAACTCGCGTCCGGCGTGCAGATACAGATCCACGTGACCCGCGATAGACGCGAATTCCACGACTTCTCCATTGCCGGCCTGGCGCACCTGTCGCCATGACTGACCCCGCCGCCACCGAGCTGCTCGCCGCGCGCGTCAGCGGTCTCGTCCAGGACGAACCGCTGGACGTTGCCGGTGCCGCGCTCGCGCTCAATCTCGCTGCCGTGATTTCGGGCTATGCGCCCGTGTCTCGGCCGCCCGCCTCGGCCGCATTCGCCGAACTCATCCGTCAGCGCGTCGACCAGCTCGCCGCGGCTGGCTCCACCACCGAAGAGAGGTAACCGCAGATGGAAAACCAGCACCGCCAAATCAAGGGCTATCGCGAACTGACTCAGGCCGAGATCGACCTGATGAACCGCATCAAGGAAATGGGCCCGGAACTCAATGGACTGATCGTGGAATGCCGCGCCGTGGACGTCGAGGAAGGCAAGAACGGCGACCGCGAGCACGACGAAGTACTCGACGAGGCCGCGCGCTGGCGCCAGATCGCCACGACCCACTTCCAGCAGGGCCTGATGGCGCTCACGCGCTCTGTCGCAAAGCCCAGCTTCTTCTAAGCCCCCAGCCCCTTCGGCCGTGGGGCCGAGGGGGCTGCCACCAGGAGTAACCACGAATGAGCACCCAACCCAACAAGGATTACTGGCAAGACGCCGCCGGTCGCCTCGTGCCTCCGAGCATGGTCAAGCCCATCGACCGTGCACGCGACGAACTGGTGCGCGATCTCATCAGCAAGGGCGAGGCATTGGCCGGACAGATTGCCAGCTACAAACGCGCCGCCTTCGCCGATATCGCCGCGTTCGTCGAGCTGTCGGCGGAGCAGTACGGCATCACCGTCGGCGGCAAGAAGGGCAACGTCACGCTCAACAGCTTTGACGGCCGCTACCGGGTCATCCGCCAGGTGCAGGATTCCCTGGCGTTTGATGAGCGTCTGCAGGTCGCCAAGCAACTGATCGACGAGTGCATCAACCGCTGGACCGATGGCGGCAAGCCCGAGGTGCGGGTGCTCATCAACGATGCCTTCCAGGTCGACAAGGCCGGCAAGATCAGCACCGGCCGCGTGCTGGGCCTCAAGCGCCTGGACATCAACGACGAACAGTGGGCGCAAGCCATGCAGGCCATCGCTGACAGCGTGATGAGCACCAGCAGCAGCACCTACATCCGGCTCTACAAGCGCGTCGGCGACACCGACCGCTACGAGCCGATCAGCCTCGATATCGCGGGGGCGTGACATGAGCCCCCGCAAACAGCAGTACCTCGCCTGGGTTGAGCAGATCCGCGCCAGTGGTGATGGGAAGCGCCTCCGCACCTACAAGTGCCCGTCCTGCAGCAGCGATATCGAAACGTTCTCGCCGGCCCGTGCCGACGACGTGTGGGACACCCTCAGCACCTGCCCGCACTGCGACGCTATGCACTTCAAGGTGCAGATCGGGTTCGAGCCTGTCAGCGCCAGGGCGTTGCCGGAGGCGGTGGCATGAAGATCACCAGTCAAGCCGCCTACCTGTTCAACCGCGAGCAGCTGCTGCGCGCGCTCGCCCAGCACATCCAGGGCCGGGAGGATGCCGACCGCATCCAGACCACGGTGCTTGCGTTCCTGGACGGCGATGCCGCCAAGGCCAACGGGCTGCAGTTCAACCAGCCGCCGATTGATGTCGAGGAGGTGGCCGATGGACAAGACTGATCGCGACCGCATTCTCCGCAAGATCAAGGCATGCCTACGGCTCGCCAGCAGCGCGAATGAGCACGAAGCCGCAGCTGCGATGCGGCAGGCACAGAAGCTCATGCAGCAGCACCAGGTGAGTGACCGCGAGGTACTGGCCGCTGATGTCCAGGAGCACCGGGCTGCCAGTGGCGCATCAATGAAACCGACCGACTGGGAAGCGGGCCTGGCGCAGGTTTGCGCAGGCGCCTTTGGATGCAATCTGGTCTTTCTGTCCAGGCCGTCGTGGGCCGGCAAGGGCGAGTGGCTCTTCATCGGCTGCGACAGTGCTCCGCAGATCTGCCAGTTCGCGTTTTTGGTTGTGCTGCGGCAACTGAAAAAGGCGCGTGCAGAATTCATCGACAAGCACCTGCGCCGTTGCAAGCCAAAGAACCGTGCGGCTCGAGCAGATGAGTTCTGCCGCGGGTGGTTGTACGCGGTGAAGTTGAACGTCTCGGAGTTCGCACGGGGAGAACAGCAGACGGCCGCAATTGAGGCCCACTGTGCGATCCAGCACCCGGATCTCGAAACGGGTAGCGCACGCTCGCGAACCCCCACTCGCGCGACAAACGACGCACTGCACGGCCTGCTGGCTGGCAGGGATGTGCGGCTGGATCGCCCGGTAGGCGCCGATCAGAGGTCGCGGGCATTGGAGGGCGGCTGATGCGCCTCATCTGCCCCAGCTGCCACGCCCACCACTCGATTGATGCGTGGCTCAACGACGCCGACGCGCGCCTGGCCATGTCCGCCGCAGCCGAGCTGCCGGCGGAGGTGGGCCCGGTGGTGCTGCGCTATCTCGGCCTGTTCCGGCCGGCGCAGCAGAGCTTGCGCTGGGCACGCGCCAACAAGCTGCTGCTCGAAGTCCTGGCATGGCTGCAGGCCGGCAGCATCCGCCGCCACGGTCGCGACTGGCCCGTCACGCCGACCTCACTGCGCGCCGCAATCGACACCGTGCTGGCGCGCCGCGACAAGCTCGATCTGCCACTGGCCGACCACGCCTACCTGCTGTCCGTCATCGCTGGCCACGCCGACAAGGCTGAGGCCCAGGCCGAGACGGCGAGCGAGACACAGCGCCGCCACGGATCTGCGCCGGCACCGGCTGCCGAGCAGATCACAGCCAGCCAGGTGCTCAACGCCGTCACGCTGCTGCGTAGCGAGGCCGCAACGCTGTCCGCCCGCTTCAGCGAAACGATGACACCCGACCAAGGCCGCGCCCGGCTGCAGGCGGTCGGCATCCCTGAGCCCGTCATCCAGCAGGCGCTCGCGCGCCACTTCGAGGGCAGCTGACATGACCACCCCCATCACCCGCGACTCGGTGCTGTTCGGCCTGGCGATGCACATCGGCGCCGACCTCGGCGTCAGTGCCCGCGGCCTGGTGATGGAGATCACGGGGGACAGCAGCCCGGCGCTGGAGCGCCAGCTCCGCCATGTCATCGAGGAGCTGCGGCGCGAGGGCGAGCACATCTGCGGCCACCCCTCGACGGGCTACTACATCGCCGCCGATGAGCTGGAGCTGCAACGCACGGTGCAGTTCCTCCACGACCGCGCCATGACCAGCCTGGCCCAGGCGGCGGCGATGCGCCGCGTCTCGCTGCCGGATCTGCGCGGGCAATTGAGGCTGCCCACGTGAGCGCCGACAGCCAGGTGGTCGACCGGTTCCTGCGCGAGCAGCGGATCCGCGAATGGCTGCGCAGCTGCCTCAGCAAACGCCGATATCCGAGCGAGCAGAAGGCATGGATCGCGCGGAGCCGTTACGCGCGTGCCTACCGCAGCCTGCAGCGGCCGTACTACTGCGAGCAGTGCGGTGGCTGGCACCTGTCGAGCCGCCCTCCAAAGGGGAGCGAGCTGCGGTGAAGACCAAGGCCGACAGCCGCAAGCGGGATCTGGCGCGCATCCATATTCTCAAGGCTGCGCTGGCGCTGGACCGCGCGATCTATGAAGACATCCTCTGGGTGCAGGGCCGTGTCGAGAGCTCGGCATCGCTGGATGAGCACGGAAGGAAGATGGTGATCAGTCACATGGAAGCGACACTGGCGCGGCAGCACCCGCAACACCCGGTTCTGGCACGCGCACGACGGCGTCCGCACAACGCCGACACGTCGAAGCGCAAAGAACTGCAGAAGATTGAAGGGCTGCTCACCGACGCCGGGCTGCCCTGGGCGTATGCCGAGGCGATGGCCAAGCGCATGTACCGCAAGGAGCGCCTGGCGTTCTGTGGCGGCGGCGAGCTGGTCGGCATCGTCAGCGCCCTGCACAACGCCGCGCTGAAGCGGCTGCATGCTGAGTGGCACGCCGAGGCCGGTGACGGCTGGGAGATCGAAGCCGCCCGCGTCGCAGCACACTGCTTTGGCTTCGACGCCCGCAATCAGAACGTCGAGCGCTATCCGGAGCCGATGTCGCTCGCCCTGCGCTGGCGCCGCGGGCTGATCCCCAGCTGCGTCTGTCTGCCGCTACACAGTCACCGCGGGCAGCTGGCGCCGGCCGAGGTGGCGCTGGGGCAGCCGGTTGGAAAGTGGGGACGGCCGGCGTGAAAGCCCGCGACCTCTCCCGCATTGATGAGCAGCTGCTCATCGCCGTCGTGCGGCGCATGATCGCCGCCATCGGCCTACCCAACACACTGCTGCTGCTGGAGACCTGGGGCGGCACCTATCTCTACCTGCCCCAGGGCCGGCTGTGGCGCAAGGCGCGCGGCGCGCTCGCCGAGCTGATCGGTGAAACCGCTGCTGATGCATTTCACGCCGAGTTTGCAGATGGCAGCCGGCGCATCTTGTTGCCCAAGGCCGACAAGCTGCTGCTGCAGCTCCGCGACCAGGAGATCTGCGACGCGGCCGACGAGATGTCAGTACGAGACCAGGCACTGCACTACCGGCTCACCACCCGCCAGATCCAGAACATCCGCCGCAAAGGCGAGCAGGCGGCCCGCAAGGGCCAGGTGCGGCGTGCAACCAACCAATTCGAGCTGTTTCCCGCCCTCGGTACCCATTCCGGCGGGCCGGGCCGGGCATAGACCCGTTTAATAGCCCTTTAAAAACGCCGTGACGGCCATTTGCCGGCCGGAGGGGTATAGCGATGGCACTGGCGCCCCGCAAGGCCGTACAGCGGCGTTCAGGGGATGATTCGCAAAAGGGGGATCGGGATGTTCCAGTGCTGCGCCAGCCAGCCCGTGGCAAGGATGATGGCGGCAATGCCGATGCCAGTGGCCATTCGGAAGCAGAGAGCTTGCACTCTGTCGGTGAATGCCGCCCAGGCCTCGTTGGCCCTCTCAGTGCACATCAATTCGTACCGCGTACGCATTGCGGCGTAGGACTCTTGGATCCCGCGAGTGCTATGTGCCTGAGATAACAGCTCATCCTGAAACTTCTTGTCATCAAAGGTGCGCATGCCGTTCACGCCCTTTGCGAGCCCCCATTCCGCAGCCTGTTTGAGCGACGTCCGCAACTCCGAGACGAACTCTTCGTCACTGTATGGCGAACTCCGATGACCGATCGATTGAATGATGCGGGTGGCATGGCCTCGAAGTCGGCCACTCAATATTCCATGACTGTCTGGCATTAAATTCCTCCGGCTTAAGCAGGTAGCACCGGCTGCGGTCCCCTGCTAGATTGATCTCAGCCCCGCCCCAAGCGCGGCGAAGCATTTCAGGGGGCCTTGCGGGGCGCGGCTGAATGAGTATGTCCGTGTAATGGACATCCGCAAAGACAGCCCTGGTGACCGCCATGTGAACCCTGAATATGAGGGCCTCGCAAGCGGCTCTGCGTGTGGAATAAAGGCGCCCCGCAGTGCGCCGCACACAGCCTGCGGCCCTTACGAGCAATTTGGCAGTGGCGCCCCACAGGATGAGCACATGCTTATCCGCGCCCTCAACGCCACCGCCGACACCGACACCCCCGTCCGCTCCATCTGCCTGGAGCTGCCCGCCATCCAGGGCGGCGCCGCCGCGCCCGAGTGGGCCCCCTACATGCCCGCGCCGGATGCCGACGGCTGGGTCACCGGTGAAGACGGCCGCCGCTGGCGCCTGCCGAACCCCCGCGCCCTGGCGGGCAAAGTCAGCCGCAAGCTGCCCGTGGATTTCAACCACAGCAATGACCTGGTGGCGCCGCTGGGCGGCGAGTCGCCCGCCACTGGCTGGATCCTCGAGTTCGAGGTCCGCGACGACAACACCACCTGGGCGCGCGTCGACTGGAACGAGCGCGGCCTCAATGCCCTGCGCGGGCGTGACTACGGGTTCATCAGCCCCGCGTTCGATCACAACAAGGCAGGCGTCATCGTCCGCTACGCCGGCGCCTCTCTCGTCAATCACCCCAATTTCACGACCCTGCCGGCGCTCAACCGCGCGGGTGCCAACCCTGCTGGAGATCCTGATATGAAGATCCCGAAGTCGATCCTCGACGCGCTCAACCTCAAGGAAGACGCGACCGAGGACGAAGCCGTCCGCGCCATCAACGCTAAACAGGCCGACCTGGAGCGCGCCACCAACGCCGCCAAAACGCCGGACCTCAACCGCTACGTGCCGCGCGCCGACCACGATGCCGCCATCGAGCGCGCCACCGCCGCCGAGCAGAAGTTGAAGGACAGCGCGGACGCCCAGCTCAAGAAGGAGATCGACGGCGAGATCGCCGCCGCCCTCAAGGCCGGCCGCATCACCCCGGCCAGCGAGGAGTATCACCGCAGCATCTGCTCCCAGGAGGGCGGGCTCGAAAAGTTCCGCCAGTTCGTGAAAGTGGCGCCGCAGGTGGTGGATGACGACGCCACCGCCACCGGCGCCCGCGGCGCAGGCGCTGACAACCAGGACCCCGATGCCCTGGCCGAGCGCGCCCTCAACTACCAGAAGGCGCAGGCCGACCTCGGCCGCTCCATCTCCATCGCCCAGGCGATGACCCACATCACCCGCAACAAGGAGTGATCGCACCATGAACTACCGTGGCCTCATCACCACCCACGATGCCGAAGGCGCCATCGGCAAGTACCGCATCGCCAAGTTCGGCGCCGCCGATGGCGGTGTCGCCCAGGCCACCGCCGCCACCGAGGCACTGATGGGCGTCAACGTCGACGTGCCAGCCGCCGAGGCTGGCGACCGTGTCGACATCTGCCGGAACGGCATCACGCCGGTGGAATACGGCGACGATGTTGCCGCCGGTGCACTGCTCACCGCCGACTCAGACGGCAAGGCCGTGCCCGCCGCCAAGCCCGCTGCCGGCGCCCTGGTGCGCACCATCGGCACCGCCGAGGTCGCCGGTGCCGATGGCGACATCGGCAGCATCGATGTGCGCCCCGGCGTCATCTACGGCGACGACGAGTAAGCCGCCTCGCACCCCCAACGCCCGCTCATACCCGAGACCTGACATGACCCACTACCTCAAAGCTCACGGCCTGCAGCTGCTGCTGGTCGCCGCACTCGCCATCGCCGCCCTGGTGGGCGTGCTCCCCGATGCCCTCGCCAACGGCCTGTCACCCGAGCACAGCCTCGGGCTCATCGTCGGGGCAGGGGTGGTTTCACGTGTCCCCACCGTTGCGCCGTTCCCCACCGATCCGGTCCTCACCGGCATCGTCATTGCCTACCGCAACGACGCACTCATTGCCGACGAAGTGTTGCCCCGCGTGCCCGTCTCGCGCCGCGAGTATCGCTACATGCAGTACGCGATGGCCGACGGCTTTACCTTGCCTGAGACCCGGGTGGGGCGCCGAGGACGGCCCAACACCACCGAGTTCGGTGGCACCGAAGCCACCGGCGTCTGCAACTGGGAGGCGCTGGATGCCGAAATCCCCAGCGCCGACATCAACGAGGCGCCGCCGGGGCACAACCCGGTCAACCAGCACGTCATGCTTAACCGCGACCTCATTGCTCTCAAGCGTGAGAAGCGGGTGGCCGATCTGGTGTTCAACGCCAACACCTATCCTGTCGGGCGCAAGGCTACCCTCAGCGGCAGCGACCGCTGGAGCGACCCCGCCTCCAAGCCCATCGAGAAGATCGAGGAAGCCAAGGACGGCCTCATCATGCGCCCCAACATCGGTGTGCTCGGCCGCAAGACCTGGCGCTACCTGCGCACCCACCCGCAGATCCTCAAGGCCATCCACAAGAACGACGGGGACGCCGGCATTGCCTCCCGCCGCGCCGTGGCCGAGCTGTTCGAGCTGGAGGATCTCTACATCGGCGAAGGCTGGGTCAACCTCGCCAAGCCCGGCCAGGCGCCGAACATGGTGCGGGTTTGGGGCGAGCACGCCGCCTTCCTGCATCGCAACCGGTCGGCCAGCACCATCGGCGGCATCACCTTTGGCTTTACCGCCGAAGTGGGCCGTAGCGTCGCCGGCCAATGGCATGACAAGGACATCGGCGTCGAGGGCGGCATCCGCGCCCGTACCGGCGAGTGTGTCGGTGAAAAGGTCTGTGCCCCCGACGTCGGCTACTTCTTCCAGAACGCCGGCGACGACTCCGGCGGCGGCGAATAAGCCGCCGTCGCTCAAGGCTGGTCAAAGCGCCTGGTTCGCCGGGCGCTTTTGCAAGCCCGAGCTGGAGCGCTCACATGGCCAAGGCCAAATCCCGCAAGAACCCCGCGTCTCGTCCGCCTCTGGGCACCGCCCAGAAGACCACCGACGCCGACACCCAGACTCGCCCCGGAGAGAACGGGTCGAATGCCAACGCCGGGGGTTCGCCCCCGGCCGCGGCTACCGGCCCAGCAGATGCCCCCGTCAGCAATCCGGCTGACGGGCAGGCCCCCGCGGCTGCGGCGCCCACAGGCGCTGCCCCCCATAACCCTGAGAGCGATGCGGAAAAGGCCCAGCCGCCGGGTGACGACCCGGCGGCGAAGCCCCCGGCTGACACCGAAGGCGAGCGCAAGTACACCGTCAACTGGACGCTCTGGCGCGGCAAGCGCAAGTACGAGCAGGGCGACTCCATCACCCTGACGCCGGAGGCTGCCAAGCACATCGGCATCGGCCCCGGCCGCGTGCTCACCGAGGCCTGATCCCCTCGTGCCCTACGCCACCCGCCAGGACATGCTGGACCGCGAAAGCGAAGATCTGATTCATTCGGTCTTCGACCGCGACCGCGACGGCCTACTCGATGAGCCGGCCATCGACCAGTGCCTGGCGGATGCCAGTGGCGAAATGGACGGCTACATCGGCCAGCGGCACAGCCTGCCGCTGGCCACGCCGCCGAGCTGGGGCAAACAGATCTGCATCGACATCGGCATCTACCGCGGCGCCCGCAGCGCCGATGCCCTTACCAACGAGCTGCGCGCCCGCTACGAAGACGCCGTGGACTTCCTCAAGCAGGTCGCCCGCGGCAACGCCGGCCTCGGCCTTGCAGCCAGCGAACAGCCCACCGGCGACAGCGGCGAAGTGAAGGGCGGCGACATCCTCATCAGCAGCCAGCCGCGCCTGTTCGGACGCGGGCCGCTGCGGAGGCTGCCGTAATGGCCGGCCTGCTCACCCACCGCGCCGAGCTGGTGAAGTCGCTGCGCCAGGTGCTGCCAGGGCGCATTCATATCGAAGCCCACGGCGGCAAGTTCGACCTCGCCGAGCTCAAGCGCTACAGCACCCGCGCGCCGGCCGTATTGATCGCAGTGCTGCGCGCCGAAGAGGCCCGTACTACCCAGGCACGTGCCGAGGTGCGCTGCGCCGCCTACCTGGTCATCAAAGACACCCGCGACGAAGTGCGCGATGCCGCCCATCTGCTGCTGGCTGACCGGCTCATGCAGCTGCTGCGCCGTTCCGCGCTACCCGACGCCGGCAAAGCCAGCAGACTCACCTGGGACAACCTCTATTCCGGTTACGCCGACCAGGAGGGCATCGCCCTGGGTGCCGTCAGCTGGCACCAGCAGCTCGAGCTCGACCAGGACCTCGCCCCCGAGGCGCTGGCCGACTTCAACACCCTGTTCACCACCGACGACGCCCTCCCGCCGGATGGCGACGACAGCCGCGGCCAGACCGTCACGATCAACCCATAGGAACCCGCCATGAGCATTTCCTTCACCCAGTTCCCGCTCAACTTCAATGTGCCCGGTATCTATGCCGAGTACTCCAACGCCGGCAATGCCGGCGCAGTTGCGGCGCTGCCGCAGAAGATCCTGGTGCTGGGGCAGATGCTCGATGCCGGCACCGCCACGCCGGAAGTGCCCGTGCTGGCCATCAGCGACGACCAGGCCGGCCAGCTCGCCGGGCGCGGCAGCATGCTGCACCACATGGTACGTACCGTCCTGCAGGCCAGCGCCGGCATTCCGGTGTGGATGATGCCGCTGGAAGATGACGGCGCCGGCACCGCCAGCACCCGCACCATCACGGTAGCCACCGCACCCAGTGCGGCCGGCACCATCGCCCTGTACGTGGGCGGTCGGCGCTACCAGGTGGGCGTGGCCAGCGATGATGAAGAGGCCGACGTGGCCGCCGCCATTGCCGCGGCGGTCAACGCCGACGACCTGCGTCATGTTGATGCTGACGCCGAGGCCGCCGAGGTCACGCTCACCGCCCGCAATGCGGGGGTGGATGCCGGCAACATCAGCTGCATCGTGAATCGCTACAGCGACGAACGCCTGCCGGCCAGCCTCACGCTCACCATCAGCGCGCTCACCCCTGGCACCGGCAACCCGGATCTCGCGAGCGCCATCACTGCGCTGACCAACATCTGGTACCCCAGCATCACCCAGCCCTACACCGACGCCACCAACGTCGCTGCCGTGGTGGCCGAGCTGGAGCGCCGCAACGGGCCCATTCCGCAGATCGAGGGCGTGGCATTCACCGCCGTCAGCGACACCGTGCAGAACCTGCTCACCGCCGCGGCCAGCCACAACAACCCCTTCGTTTGCCTCGGCGATGCCGGCGATTACCTCAGCCCCGCGTTCATGTGGGCGTCCAGCGCCTGCGGCGTGCAAGCCAGCCTGGCGCAGACTGACCCCGCGCTGCCGGAGCAGACCACCGTCATGCCCGGCCTGGTCGCCAAGGCGGAAACCGAGCGCCGCAGCATCACCGATCGGCAAACCCTGCTCGCCGGCGGCGTGGCCACCTCCATCGTCGACGGCGGCGGGCTGGTGCGCGCCGAGCGCTTTGTCACCACCTACCGCACCAACCCGTTTGGGGTGCCGGACCGCAGCCGCTTCGACATCTGCCACACCCGCCTGTGGGCGCAGACCCGCTTTGGCATCCGCAGCCGCTTCTCCACCAAGTACGCCCAGTACAAGCTGGGCAAGAACGGCTCCACCGGCCCACGGGTGATGACGCCGGCACTCGCAGCCAGCGAGCTGATTGCGTTCTACAAGAGCTATGTGGACCTCGGCTGGTACGAGGGCGGCGAAGCCTTCGAGCAGTTCAAGCGCGAGCTGCGCACCGAGATCGACGCCACCGATCCCGACCGCCTCAACGCCCTGTTCCCGCCCGACTTCATGAACCAGCTGCGCGTCACCGCCGCCCTGGTCCAGCCCGTCGGCTAAGCCGCTACCCATCTGAGGAGTCACCCCCATGTCCCAAGCACTCGGCAAGGCCACCATCCGTGTTGACGGCCTGCTCATCGACACGATGGAAGGCGCCAAGCTCAACATCGGTGGCGATATCGCCCAAACCAAGACCAGCTCCCGTTCAGTGCACCGGGTCGAAAAGCTGCAGCCCTCGCGGCTGGAGGCCAAGATCGTCAAGACCGGCGATGTCTCGGTGGCCGACATCCGCGCCTGGCGCGATGTGGCCATCACCTTCGAGGGTGACGACGGCCGCATCTACACCGTACCCAAGGCCTGGACCGCCGAAACCCCCGAGTTCGATGACAAGGACGGCGAGATCATGCTGGTGATGGAAGGCGAGCCCGCCGAGGAGCACGGCTGATGAACGGCCTCACCGTCACCCGCACCCTCAAGCACGGCTTCAAGGTGGGCGAGGAGCTGCTCAAGGATGTCGTGCTGCGCGAAGCCGGCACCGGCGACCTGTTCGATGCCGAGCGCGATGCCCCCTACGACAACCCACTGGCCTATAACGGCGCACTGATGGCACGGCAGCTGGTGCGAGCCGGCACTTTCCAGGGCCCGTTCACGCTGGGGATGATCCGCAAGCTCAAGCCGGTGGACTACGCCATCCTCCGCAACGCCCAGCTGGAGCTGATCGCCCTGGGGGAAGCACCGCCCAGCGCAGACGGCGGGAGCTGAACGCCGTCCTGCTGCTGGGCATCAAGACCGGCTGGTCGCGGCAGGAGATTCTCGACCTGCCACGTGCCGAGTACCTCCACTACATCGGCCAGCTCACGGCCAAGGGCTGAGGCATGAGCAAGAACCTCGACGTCGCCCTCCGCCTGTTCCTCGAATCACGCGGGCTCGATGCCGGCATCCGCCGCACCGGCCAGAACTGGACCGGCACCACCCGCAGCATGCAGCGCGATGCCCTGCAGCTCGACAAGGTGGTCGGCGGTGTCCAGCGCACCATTCTTGGCCTGGGCCTCGGCATTGGTGCGCTGGCCAACCAGCGCATGTCGGGCCAGCTCGACAAGGATCTGACGCAGATCCGCCTGACTGCCAGCGGCACCGCATCCCAGGTGCGCGATCTGCGCGGCGAGATCTTCCGCATGGCGCGGGATACCGGCCGGCCGCTGGAATCGCTGCAGGGCGGCTTCAACAATCTCATCCAGGCGGGCGCCGAGTGGGAGCAGGCGCTCGCCTCGATCCGCTCCATCAACCCCGCCAGCGCCGTTACCGGTGCACCGGAAGACGTCCTGGCCGGCGGCCTCACCGTCGCCGCCCGCAGCTACGGGTTTGACCTGGCGCAACCGGGCATCGCCGCCACACTGCTCGACCAGATGACGGTCGCCGGCAGGCTCGGCAATGCCGAGCTGGAAGACCTCAGCGGCATCTTTGCCCGGGTCGGGGTCAACGCCAAGTCCGCCAACCTGGCGTTTGCCGACACTCTCGGCTTCATCGAAGCCCTCAGCCAGATCGAGCGCAACCCCGAACGCCTGGCCACGCTCGCGGACAGCACGCTGCGGTTGTTCACCAACAATCGCTACAAGACCGAAGCCGCCAAGGCCACCGGCGTCTCCTTCTATAACGCCGACGACAGCGCACGCGATCCCGTCGACGTCCTCCAGGACATCGCCACCGCCTACCAGGCGCTGCAGTCAGACCTGGCGCGCGACACCTTCATCGCCGATGCCTTCGGCCAGACCGACCTCGACACCCAGCGTGGCCTGCGCACGCTGCTCGCTGGCAACACACTGGAACAGTGGACCGAGATGGCGGACGAGATCCGCTCCGCCGGCGGCACCATCGAGCGCGACCTCGACATCGCCCTCGACAACGCAATCGACCAGGCCGCCCGCCTCAAGACCGTCATGCGCGAGGTGGGCGACACCTTCGCCAAGCCGGTCAACAAGGCGTTTGCCGACGCCGTCAGCTTCAGCCTGGCACCGAAAGCCGAGGGCGGCATGGAGCTGTCCAATGCCGAAGTCATCGGCTGGGGCAGCGCTGCTCTGGTGGGCGGCAGCGTGCTGGCCACCCTCATGCGCCAACTGCCGAGCGCCATCAGCGGTATCGCCGGCCGCGTGCTGGGCGACGCCGCCGGTACCGCCGCCGGCGTTGCCCAGGGCAAGGCGCTGGAGCAGGTCACCGGCGTGCAGCCCGTGTTCATCACCAACTGGCCCGCCGGTGGGCTCGGCGGCGGTGGTGCGGGCGGCCTCGGCATGGGCGACGTGGCGGGCGGCATCGTTGCCGGCGAGGCTGCCAAGAAAGCCACCGGCTGGTTGGCGCGCCAGCTGCCCGGGCTCAAGGGCATCAGCCCGACCAATCCGATGGGCGCAGTTGCACCCGCGCTGGCATTCGGTGGCGGCTATGTCGCGGGCAGCTACCTCTACGACAAGATCGACACCACCGCATTCGCCGACCGCCTGGGCGGCACCATCGCCACCGTGCTCGCCCGGCTGGGCAATGACGATGCCCGCCACGCGCTGGATGCGCGCCTCGACCCCCTGCGTGATGCCGCGCCGCCGCGCATCAACATTGCGCCGCCCGCCGGGCCGGTAGCGGCGCCGCCCATCATCAACCTCGATCCGCTAGCGGGGATGAGCCTGCCGCAGCCCGCCGAACAATCCGAGCGCATCGAATACATCAGCCGACCAGCAGCGCCGGCACCCGCGCCCGCAATACCGACTCCTCGCGTCGATCTCGCTGCACCGGCCCTGCCGCCGTATCCCGCACTGCCGTCGCCACTGCCGCCGTCGGTCAACGTCAACGCGCCGGCTGCGCCATTGGTCCCCGCGCCCCGCGTCGACCTCGCAGCACCGGCACTCGAGCTGCCGCGACCCGCCGCAGCCTCGGCACCCCAAGTCAACGTGGCAACGCCGACGGCCGACTATGCGGCCCCCATCGTCAACCTGCCGCCGGTGCAGCCCGCTGGCGCGCCACTGGTCCGCGTCGATGCCTCGTTGCCAATGCCGGCGCCGGCAGCAGAGCCCGCACTACGGCAGGCCCAACGTCGCACAGAAGCCGGCCCGCCAGCGGCACCGTTGGCCGGCCGGGTCGAGCTGGTCATCGACGCCCAAGGCCGCGCCCGTCCAGCGCGTATTGATGCGAGCGACCGGCTCGACCTGCAGGTGCAGTCTGGCCCCATGCTGCCGTTGCTCGGCGGCTGAAGCATTTCGCGGGGGAATCGCAACCGCGCGCGCGCGAAGCTGCGCACATGGCCCGTCCCCCGTCCCCGTGGAGTGATGCATGAGCTGGCGCGACACACTGCTGCCAGCCTCGTTTCGCGGTGCGCCATTCGAAGTGGAATCGGCCGACACCCGTGGCGGCCGCAAGCTGGCCATCCACGAATACCCACTGTCAGACCGCAACGAAGTCGAGGATCTCGGCCAGGGGCCGCGGCGCTTTGCGATGGAAGCATTTGTTGTCGGCGACGACTACGCCACCCGTCGCGACGCACTTGAGGCCGCGCTGGATGCCCCCGGCGCCGGCACCCTCATTCATCCGTTTCGCGGCGACCTGCGTGTGGTCATCGAGCAGTACAGCGTGCGGGAGGGCACTCGTGAAGGCGGCAACTGCGCCAGCTTTCGCTTTGAGTGCGTGCTCGACACCAGCCCGGTCCTGCCGGGCGCCGTCCCCGACGCAGAGGCCGAAACCGCGCGGATCTCGGCCGAGGCCAATGGCACTGCTGCAGGCCGCTTCGGCGAGGCGTTCCAGACCCCCGATGCCGGCGACCGCGCCTGGGGCCTGTCGGCCATTACCGAGGCCCTAAAGCCGGTATCAAACGCCATTAAATCGATCCGCAAAGGGGCCGACTCGATCTACAACGATGTGCTCGAGGAAGTCCTCGATCCCCTGGCCGGTGCCAAGCGCACCCTTGAAGACCTGATCGATCTGCCCGGCGATCTCGGCCAGCGCATCGCCGGGATGGTGGGCAACATTGAACGCGCCGCCGATTTGTCGACGCTGTTCGATGGCTACCACTCGGTGTCCCGCCGCGCCGGCAGCAGCGTCAAGGTGCAACCTGCCACCGACGCCGCTGGTGCGCCGCTACCCGCAACCCGCAGCGAGCCGGAGGTTCCACCGGCAGAGACCGCACGTGACCGCGCCAACCGCGATGCCATGTTGCGCCTGTTCATCATCGCCATCGCCGTCCGCCATGCGGAAGTTGCACTGGTGGAAATCTCACGCGGCGACAGTAGTGGCCTGTATCCGTCGTATGACGCAGCGATCGCTGGCATCAGCCGCATCACCGAGCAGATCGACATCGCAGGCGAGCATGCCGACGACGCCACCTTTGACCGCCTGCAGGCCCTGCGGACTGTCGTGGTCGAGGCGCTGACCCGGCGTGCTGCCGATCTCGCGCGCGTGGCCCGCCTCACGGCCCACGAAACGCTGCCCAGCCTGGTGCTCGCCCACCAGCTCTACGGCCCCGCCAATGTGGCAGCCAACGCCGACGACATCGCAGGTCGCAATAACGCCACCGCCCCGGGTTTCGTTGGCGGCGGCAGCCTCGTCGAGGCGCTCACCGCATGAGCACGCTCACCCTCAGCGTTGGTGGCCACCGGCTGGAAGGCTGGCTGCAGGTCGAGATCAGCCGCGGCATCGAGCAGCTCGCGGGCATCTTCGAGATCCGCTGTGCCGACCGCTGGGCCCTTCGCGGCCAGCCGCTGCCGGAGCTGAAGAATCAGGCCTGCGAAGTGCTGATCGACGGCGAGGTAGTCATCCGCGGCCACGTGGACGGTGCTGCGCCGACCTACAGCGCCCGTGGTCATGAGCTGGTGGTCCGCGGCCGCGACGCCACTGGCGATCTGGTCGACGTCAGTGCTACCACCGACGGTGAGGGCTGGGTCGGTCGATCGCTCACACAGATCGCGGAGGATCTCTGCAGCCCGCTCGGCATCGCCGTCAGTATCGACGCCGCGGTGGCGGCCGACGCCGGCGAGCCCTTCCGCTACCAGCAGCTGCAGATCGGCGAAACCTGCCATGCCGCATTGGCCCGCCTGGCCCGGCTGCGCGGCTGCCTGCTCATCAGCGATGGCCTGGGGGGCCTGCAGATCACCCGCGCCGGCACCGGGCGCGCAGCCACGCCACTGGTGCTGGGCCGCAACGTGCTCGCTGCGACTGCTGAAGACAGCTGCGCAGACCGGTTCCGCACCTATCGTGTGCTCGGGCAAGACCGCGAAGATGACCGCAACGCCGACACCGCCCAGCAGATCCGCGCCGAGGCGACCGACCTCGGTGCCCGCGCCGGGCGCCTGCTCATCATCGACCCCGTCGACCCCTGCAACGCCGCCGATGCGCGCCGCCTGGCTGAATGGACCAGCGCCATGCGCGCTGCCCAGGCCCAGCGGGTGCGCTACACCGTGCGCGGCTGGCTCGATGGCGCCAAACCCTGGCAGCCCAATCAGCGTGTCGTGGTTCAAGACCCCTGGGCGCGGTTCGATGGCGAGTACCTGCTCGCCGGCATTACCCACCGTCTGAGCGATGCCGGCGAGATCACCCAGCTCGACGTGGTGCCGCCGAAGGCCTACGAGCTGATCAAGCAGCGTGAGGTTGACCCCGATGCCTGACGGCCAGTCAATCCAGCGCCTGGTCACCGGGCTCATCCAGCAGCTCACCCGGCCGCTTGCGCAGCGGGTGCGGTTGATGGCCAGCCGCGGCCGCATCACCGCCGTCGACGACAGCGGCGGGGTGCAGCGCGTTCAGGTCAGTCTGCTTTCGGGCGAGCGGATCTCCGATGTGCAGTTGGTGCAGCTGTTTGGTACCAGCGGCCACGCCCCGGTCGGCAGCACCTGCGTGGTGCTGTGCATGGGGGGCTCGCGCACGCACCCGGTGGCCATCGCCGTCGACCACCCGGCGTCGCGCATCCGCGACCTCGAGGCGGGGGAGTGGGTTGCGTACAACGCCGAGGGTGATTTCCTCCGCATCAAGCTGGGCGGCGAGATCCACATCAAGGCCGCCAGCAAAGTGGTGATGGAGACGCCGCTGGTGGAATGCACCCAGGACGTCCATATCTTCGGCCGACTGGATGTCGACGGCGTCATCGAATCGGCTACGGCGGTTTTGGACCCGCTGGGTTCGATGCAAGAAATGCGGATCATCTACAACGGCCATTCCCATACCGAGCAAGGTGACGGTGCGCCTGTTTCGCCGCCGCTGACACCGATGGCCTGACCATGACCGATCTCGCCATCCACGCCATCAACGATACCGACCTCGACCTGGTCCTGACCGGCGGCGAGCTGCTGCCGGATGACAGCCTGCTGCCCGCCGTGATGGCCTCACTGCTCACCGACCGCGAGTTTGCGGCCGCGGCAGACGGAGACCGCCGCGGCTGGTGGGGCGATTCTGTGCTGGCCAACCCCGATGATCGCGATGGCGCCCACCTGTGGCGCCTGGCGCGGCGCCGCCTGTCTGAAGGCACCGTGCGTGAAGCCGAGCAGTCCGCACGCGAGGCCTTGGCCTGGCTGGTGGATGACGCCGTCGCCCAGAGCGTGCAGGTCTCGGCCCAAGTCAGCGCCAATGATCGGATCGACCTCGCCATCACCTTGCAGCGTCCAGAAGGGGTAGAGCGCTATCGCCTGGCTGACCTCTGGGATGCCAGCACCCGTCCAACTTTCGGGATCTTCACACCATGAGCTTTTCCCGGCCCTCGTTGACAGAACTGCATGCGCGTACCCGCAGCGATGTCACCACCCGAGTCCAGGGCGCAGCGCCAGTGCTGCGCCGAGGCATCCTTACCAGCCTGATCACCGCGCTGTCGGGGGCGCTGCATTTGCTGTACGGATTTCTGCAGCGCCGCGCCGAGGCAGCGGTGCCCATCACCGCGCGCGGGGATGACCTCGATCGCTGGGCCTCGCTTTGGGGTATCACCCGGCGTGAGGCCACGCGCGCGGCTGGCACCATCACCGTCACCGGCGCACCGGGATCCAGCATCGCCACGGGCGCCAAACTGCAGTCAGCAGCGGGGCAGGTTTATACGGTCGACGCCGGCGATGACATCGGCGGCGGCGGCAGCGTCGACCTCGATGTCACCGCCGAGCAACCGGGCAGCGCCGGCAACCAGCTGGCGGGTGCAGCACTGGCCTTCATTTCACCGCCCGCCGGCGTCGACTCGGTTGCGACGGTGGCAGCCGGTGCCTTGGCGGGCGCCACCGACACCGAAACCGAAGCAGCACTGCTGCAGCGGCTGCTGTCGCGCATCCAGAACCCTCCGCATGGTGGCAACAAGGGCGACTACGAGCGATGGGCGCTGGCCATCCCCAGCATCACCCGCGCCTGGTGCATGCCCGCCTGGCGCGGGCCGGGCTCGGTGCGCGTCTATGTGGTCGACGACAACTACACCGGCGCCGAAACAGCGGCGCCCGCAGACGTTACCGCCGCGTTTGACTACATCAATGCGCGAGTTCCCGTCGGCATGGTCATTGAAGACCCGGAGAACCCAGGCGAGCACATCAACGGCCTGGAGGTGATGTCGCCCACGCCGGTGGCGGTCGATTTCAGCATCAACGATATCCCCGATGACGCCGCCGCCCGGGTGCGGGTACAGGCCGCGCTTGAGCAGGTATTCAAAGCCGCAGCAGTCCCCGGCGCCACCATCCCGCTGAACCGGTTCATCGTCGCCATCGGCGCCGGTACCGGGCTGGTCGACTTCACCATGAGCGTGCCCGCCACAGCACCCGAGGCCGACGACGACGAGATACTGGTGATGGGCGAGATCACATGGACCTGATCGCCCGCTACGTCGCCCAGCTCAAGGCGCTGCTGCCGCGCGGCGCCCTCTGGCGGGCACTGGCCCGCGGCCCGGTGTTCAACAGCCTGTTGACCGCAATCGCAGATGGCCTGGCGCGGCTGCACCTGCGCATCGAGCAACTGGTGGTGGAGGGCGACCCGCGAACCACAACCGAGCTGCTGCCCGAATGGGAGGCCACCGTCGGCCTGCCGGACGGATGCCTGCCGGAGCTGGGCGGCACGCTCGGGCAGCGCCGGGCCATTGTTGTCAGCCGGCTGCGAGCCGTTGGCGGCAACACCGATGTCTACCTGGAAGCAGAAGCCGCAGCACTGGGGTTCGAGATCGACGTGGTCAACGCCGGCCCCAGTGATCTCGATATCCACGTCGACGGCATCGGCGTCATCCGAATGACCTGTAACGACACCTGCAGCGATTCCCTGGGCCAATTCGTCGACGACGACAGCACCTTGCGTTGCCTGCTCGACCGCATCAAGCCCGCCCACTGCACCTACGAACTGGTGTACTCGGAGACCTGAAATGGACCGCATCCAAACGTCCAACGCGACACCCGACAACAAGTTTGCCGACGCTTCCCCCGAGGCTGCCGGCACCTATCTCAATGCCGAATGGTGCAATGGCATTCAGGAAGAGCTTGTGGGCCTCATCGAGGCCAGTGGAGCAACGCCGGAGGCAGGCACCTACAACCAGCTGTTCCGGGCCATCATCAATCTCACGTACCGGGTGGGCGACATCCTCGAAACCACCAACGATGCGCTCACGCCCAACCAGCGCTACCCGTGGCAGACCTGGGAGGAATACGGGCAGGGCCGCGTCACGGTCGGCCGCGACACTGAAGGCGCAATTGACCTACCGCCGCTGAGTGATCAGGAAGCGCTGGCCACCACCGGCAATGAGATCGGCACCTCGTACATTACGCTGGAGAACGAGCACATCCCACGAACCAACTCCACATGGGACCCGTACTACACCGCTGATCCCGGCTCCGGCTGGGGGCATGGCGGACCTGTTGCCCAGACGGTTGATGAGATCGGCATCGCCCGCGGCCCGGAGAACGCCGTCTTCATCATGCAGCCCTCCATCGTCGTGCGCCGCTGGCGCCGGACTGCCTAGCCATGATTCGCATCACCCACAAGCGCGGCGATACTTTCGAGCACCCCCTACGCGTGCTGCAGATGGCGGGCGGCCAGGGTGCCAACATGACGGGCTGGGCCATCGCTGCCGAGGCCCGTCAGCCGCGAAACGCCGCGCTGGTGCAGGCCTTCACATGTGAATGGATCGACGCCGAGGTCGGCCTGCACAAAGTGAGCGCGCCATCCGACGACACCCAGGGCTGGCCCATCGAGCGCATCGAGTTCGATATCCAGTTCACCAGCGCCGACGGTTTCGTCATGTCCAGCGAGACCATCGCAATCGACGTCCTCGAGGACCGCACGCTATGACCCTCAAAGCCGTCGCCCCCCTCAAAGTCGAAAGCGGCCCCCAGCCCAGCATCGAGCTGCTCAACCTGCTGCAGGGCTATCGCGGCTGGAGCCCCATCGTCACCGCCGCGGCCGACGGCGATCGCAGCGTACTGCGCGTCATCGACTGGACCGGCGGACAAGGCACAAAGCCCACCGTGCTCGGCTACCTGAGCAGCGGTGGCCTGGTCGAAACCGCCGCCGAAGCCACCGACATCCGCGGCATGCAAGGCATCCAGGGCGTGCCCGGCATTCCCGGTGACCAGTACGGGGTCCACATCTTCGGTGGGGTGGCGGATGGCGGGTATCCCATCGCACGGTCTGCATCCTTCGCCGGCAGCCTGTCACGCCTCTACGTCGAAACCGCAGGCCAAGCCCTGCTGTCGGTTGAGCACAACGACACCGTGTTCGGGCCCTGGGCCGTCGACGGCACCAGCACCATCCCCGTCGACATCACCATCGCCATCGGTGACCGCCTGACACTGTTGGTCCAGGACGCCACCGCCGACTCCCTGTGGGCCCAGCTCGACGGGGTGCAGCCATGATCATGGGCTACGGCGCCGGCGTTGCCCCATTGCCCAATCGCACGCCGGTGGTCGCGTTGGCACAGAGCTTGTTCCTCAATGGCGAAAATGGCGGCTTCTATCGCCCGGCGGACTTCAGCACGCTCTACCAGGAATACACCGGCGCCACGCCTGTGACCGCAATCGGGCAGCCCGTCGGGCTGGAGTTAGATACCTCCCGCGGCCTCTGGGGCGACGACCTCGCCGTCAACGGCGATTTCAGCGACGGACTGACGGGCTGGTTCGGTACGCTCTCGACAGAAACACCGCCAAATGCCTGGTACTGGGACCCACAAGGTGCCCGCAGCCCTGCCGGAGAGGCCGGCTCGATGGTGCAGGGCCATCCGACACCCGCAAGCCACGTCCGTGTCCGCTGGACGCAAACAATCAACAGCGGCTCGCGTGCCCGCATCCGCATCCGCAATCTCATCGACTCTGCAGACACATTGTTCACGTACGTGCACGGCTCAGGTACGTTCCAACGGATCGTGCCCTGCGTTGCCGGTGGAGTGTCAGTCCGATTCCTCTCCGAGGCCGCAGACGACGTCACGATCAGCAACTTCTCCGTCACCGAGATCGACGGCAATCACCAGTCCACCATCACCGCCACCGCCCGGCCCGTACTTGCGCGCCAGCCTGCGGGTGGGCGACGCAACAGGCTGCGATACTCCGAGCCCACAGTGCAGCAGCTGCACGTAGCGACGGGCCCCGTATCAGACGCCGGCCCGATGGTCGCAGCCGACATCGGCACAACGATCGCGTTTTCCGATGCCGCCGAAGTACTCGCTGCCTATCACACCTCACCATTGCCAGCGGGTGAGCAGGCCACCATCAGCGCCTACGTTGCAATGGATGACGGCGCAGCGCCGAGTTTCGGGAGCGCAACAGTTGGCGCCGTCGCAAATGACTTCGCGCTGGCGCTGCAAGGGCAGGTCATCGACCCGCTGACGTATGTCGTCGAAGCTCTTGGCGATGGCATTTACCGGGTATCTGCGACTGCCACGACTGGATCACATGCGACAGTGACCGGCGCTGTCAGATACGCCACGAATTCGCTACGCACATTCCGCATCGGTGGATGGCAGGTCGAGCGCGGCGCAGTTTTGACGCCGTATCAGCGCGCGGCAGATCATTGGGACGTCACCGAAGCCGGCGTGCGCGACTGCTACTACCTACTCGGCGATGGGGTCGATGATCGGCTGACTGGCGCCTCGCTACCACTGAGCGATGACTACACGATGGTCGCCGGACTGCAGGGGGCTGCCTCTGCGACCAGCGTCAATCCGATGTTCGGGATCGTAACGGGCAACAACTACCTGACAATCATGTCCCGGCGAGACCCGCCGGCCCGACAATTGCTCGCGCGGATGCGCGACATATCTAACGACAGCCCACTGATACAGGCCAGTGCGGGCAACGGCGCGTTTCCACACGATACTCCGCTGGTCCCGGTATTGCGTAAAGCAGATGGTGCATTGGAGATTCAATCATCGACTGGCGGTATCGGGGTCGGCACATACGAGCCCAGCGAATTTGTGGGTGTCGCCGCGATTCAGACGAGCAGTGGCGGCGGGTCGCCCACCGGCCACTTTTCAGGGTTGATCATCAACCGCGACCTGACCCCCGCCGAACTCCAGGCAGTCCGCACTGTCATCGCCTACGACGCCGGCGCAACGCTGGAGCAGATCGATGAGTAACACCGACATCGCCGCCTGGGTGCCGGCATCCGTCGCGCCCGTGGCGCGGCACCTGGCTGCCTGCTGCGCCCCGACAGGTCACGGAATGTGGCGGACCGAAACGTCGTCTACACCCGCCGGAGCGGTCGAAGGCTACATCAGCTCAGGCCCGGTCGATACAGCGTTTGCGGCATTGATGCTGTCACCGGATGGAGAAACTCCAGAGCAGCTACAGCAACGCGCCGCAGCGTGCCTCGCCGCTGCCGAGGCCGGCGCCGCGCAGCAGGGCATTGTTGTCGAGGCATCGCTGCAGGACGCTGTCGACGTACTCACAGCTGCGCGGTCCGCAGTGGGCGACCCCTACGTTCTACTTGACGCAATCGGCCAATTGCTCAGGGAGCCCGACAGCGAATAAGAGAGGGCGACCCCCCGGCGTGCAGCAACACACCGAGAGGCCGCCAACCCACCGATCACACCGGTGAGCCAGCCCAGGGCCCTCCCGCCTGTACAGGCAGGGCCGAGGCTAACAGACCGGAACGCTCACCCATGACCCCAGCCCAACCCCTTATTCCGTGGATCGGCGGCAAGCGCCGCCTAGCACCGCAGATCCTGCCCCTGTTCCCCGATCACAGCTGCTACGTCGAGCTGTTCGCCGGCGCCGCTGCGCTTTACTTCGCCAAGCCGCCCAGTGACTGCGAGGTGCTGAACGATCTCAATGGCGAGCTGATCAACCTCTACCGTGTCGTGAAGCACCATTTAGCTGAGTTTGTTCGGCAGTTCGAGTGGGCGTTGACCAGCCGCCAGACCTACCTCTGGGAGCAGCAGAAAGCGCCGGCCACGCTGACCGACATCCAGCGCGCGGCGAGATTCTTCTATCTCCAGCGCCTGGCATTCGGTGGGCGCGTCGACGGCCAGACCTTCGGCACCTCAACCACTGGCCCGGCCCGCTTCAGCATCCTGCGGCTGGAGCAACACCTCACGGCCGCCTGGCAACGGCTGGCCGACACCACCATCGAGAACCTGCCCTGGCATGCCTGCCTGCAGCGATATGACCGGCCGCACAGCCTGTTCTTCGCAGATCCGCCGTACTGGGAGACCGAAGGCTACGGGGTCGACTTCCCCCTGGCGGAATACCAAGCCCTTGCAGACGCCGCCGACAACATGGCGGGCACAATCATCATCACCGTCAATGACCACCCCGAAATGCGCAGGATCTTCGGCCACCTACCGTTCCGCAGCGTGCCGATCACCTATACGGTGGGAGGCGGCGAGGGCGTCGAGCGCCGAGAGCTGATCATCGGCAACTGGCGCGACGGGTGGCCAGAGCCCAGGTCACTGACCGAACAGGCCCAGATCGAGTGGTAGCGCCCCTACAGCAGCGAGCCCTGACGGTCGTCCGCGTTCCGAGGCGGCAGTGGTGCCGGCTCATCCCTCATCTGGTCGGCATCAAACAGCCTCAGCAGCGCCAAGCGCTCAGAGACGCTCCTGGCCTCAAGCCAGGCACCCCAAGCGCCGGCATCGAGGATCACGATGCTCCGCTTCTCGTCCGCCGGCCCATGCATGCGCCCCATCAGCGGGTGGCCAGCAGCCGCGATCGTCAGCAGCGTGAACGACCACTCCGGCCCGCCGGCATCCTCGCGGTGCTCCCACAGCCCCGCAACGCCGAACACCGCCCCATCCCGGCGCTCGATGCGGTGCCGGATACCCACGCCGGGCGCGCCGTAATGCATCTCGTAGAAGGCCACCATCGGAATCACGGCGAGCTGGCCACGGGACCAGGCGCGGCGAAAGGATGGGCGCTGGGCGACGGTCTCAGACCGCGCGTTGTAGCATCGGCGTGCGCTGGTGATGTCAGCCCAGGGCGGCACAAGCCCGAAACACCCCATCACAGCCACCCCAGGTTCAGCGCTGGTGATCACCGGCGCTAGGTCACCGGGCCAACAATCCTCAAACCCCAGCTCCCGCCGAGAGGCACGAACGCCCCGATCACGGAGCTGACGTTCACCAGGTGGGCGGTAGTTGGAGCACATGCCCCGAAGCATGGCCGAAATTCATGGGTCAAACCATCTGTCGCGATGGGTCAAACCAAGTGGCGCGCTACACTCAGTCTGCGGGCACCACCCGCAGTACCTTGCCAGCCGCATCGTCCGTCAACAGGTACAGCATGCCGTCCGGCCCGCTGCGCACGTCGCG